AGGGCGAAAAATACTTCATCCCGTTCTGCCCATTCACCGTGACCGTCATGTCGATGGTATTGATTATCAACTCATCCCCAACAGCTAGGGTCAGCCCCTCCAGTGCGATCACAGCTTCCCCCTGGACAGCCTGCTGCGCGCTTGCGGTTAGCGCTACTTCTGCGATCCCGGCATCTACAGACAAGGCTTTAACACCATCGCCCAACGCCGTCAACTTCAACGCAACATTCCCACTATCAAACTTGCCCAAAGTTGGTGCTAGACTCCCCCTGGCAATCAGCTGCGCGCGGCTTTCGGATACGCTTATGGTGCGATTAGCTACTGCGCTGCCCTTCAAGTTAAACTGAGATAGCCCGGTGGCGCTTGAGGTTGATGTTGATGACGATCGGTTGAACGCCGACCTATTAAAGGGCTGTCGGTTCACAAGACCACCCCTATTCCATACTTACTTGTAGATTGCCTATCTCGATTGTAAATCGGTTGCCCTGCTGCACATTTTCAACTCTACTAAAAGCACCATGACAAAGTTGGTTGCCTCCAGTGGCTGCAGTCCGAATCGCCCAGTGGGATACCAGCCCCCAATCTGTAGTTGCTATGTCAAATTCCACCTTCGCATTGTTGCTTATTACAGCTTTTTCGCCTACCTGGGCGGGTGCGCCGAACGTAACTTGTTTCCGTGTGTAGGCTCCCCCACTTACCTCCGTACCTGTGTCTGCATCGGTGGGATCGTTGATATAGAGCGCTAGGTAAACAGCTGTAGGTTGAGCAACCGACTGATTACGAAAGAAATAGTTCAAAACCCCATCCTCTAAGTAATTACTGGCCTGTGCCAATTAAATCGCCACCTTTCGTCTAATTGATATTCCGCTGATAGATGTAGCCCCGGTGTTCTTGATCGTTATAATACAGCCGGCATCAGCTGTACCGGCTACCGTGACAGAGATCTCTTTATTGTTTTCCGTTACGTCGAGATTGACCTGGTTATATGCCAACGACTCAGCGAATGGTTGGCACTCAAAAGTGATACTGGTTAGCCCCGATGGATGTCCTAGAGTTTGATCAATACCCACATAGTCGTAAACGCTGGCATCATAAGCCTTGTCTGGCTCATCGTCGAATATTAATATCCCTTTCCCGCTCAGCCACTTCGCTATGTCTCTGACGCTTTGCCTAAGATTTTCAAAAGTAGCATTTTTGATTAACCCAATCTCGACCCTTATCTGTCTTTTCTCATAGGTATTCAGCCCATAATCAACTGTCCCATGACGCCCAGGGATAGCAAATTCATTTTTACGCAACTCGGGGATTACGCTTCGATCAACACTTTTTGCAACGACATTAAAATCATCAGAGTGTTGATTGCGAAAAGTAAAACCGATCATCTCAATCCCCTCCCTCTAGCGTTAGCCTGTTGCAGGTTGTACAGTTCTCTAGCCACCAGCTTAATGTCTTGGTCGTTTCTGACGTACATATTCTGCACGGTGATCCCGCCAGCCATTGCGACCTGGCCGCCTCCCATAGCGTCCCTGAGTGCATCTGCTATCAGTCCGGGCATCTTCTCTAAGGGAATGACCGCCTCTGTGCCGGCCTCACCAACACCAATTACCGACGGACGGGCGAAGATGCCGCCGGTCTTGTACCAGTTGAGATCGAAGTCGGGAATACTAACCTTTGCATTACCCACCCCAACCGATTTCCAGTTTACGCTTACATGTGGGAGCTTCGGTCTGGGGATTTCAATCCGCATATTCGCAAAGGCATTTTTAATACTTTGAATAATATTATCAAGTGTCTGCTTTGCCGCCTGTATCGGACTTATGATGGCATTTTTTATACCTTCCCAAACACGGCTGGTAGTGGTTCTGATAGTTTCCCAGTTCACTCCCAGCTTCTGAGCCAGTAAGACCGCCCAGCCAGCAGGACCAACGGCCAGCAACAAGATGGTTTTGCCCCACTGATCGAAGAATTCTTTTATGCTATTCCATCCTTTTTCAAAGGTCTGTTTGACGCTGTCCCATGTATTCCCTAACCAGGTTTTTATGTTTTCAAAGGTCTGTTTGACGTTCTCGGCAAACGCTTTAATAAGCTCTTTGGATTTTTCACCGTTCTCTTTCCATTTTTTATATAGCAGCACGATAATTGCTATTAAGGCTGCTATTGCTACCACAGCTAACCCGATAGGGCCTGTCATAACAGTAAAAGCTGCGGCAAGGCCGGGTGCGGCTATAACGATCGCCCCTATTCCCTGCAACAATGGTCCCACCAATGCTAGTAAAGCGGCAAAGGCAACGATGGCCACCTGCACCCCCTGGGGCATGTTCGCAAAGCTATCAGCCATTTTCTGTAACGGTGGCACAGCCTTTTCTATCAATGGCACTAGTTTATTTAGTGCGTCAAACAGGGTCGTCGCTATCGGTTCAGCAGCAACCATTACTTGGTTCTTTAGCTTCGCTAGCCCTTCTGCCCAATCGTCCGTCTCATCTGCTACGCCGTTGATGGTTTCCTTGGAGTTCATTAGCTCCTGGACCAGTGCCTCATACTCCAGTTTGCCCTCTCGTATCGCACTGGCCATAAGCGGGCCTGCCTTGCTGCCGAATATCTCTATGGCTAACTCTGTGGCCTTTATGTCAGAGGGTGCGCCCTTGATCTCGTCAAATAGCACCTGTAATGCTTCGTTGGCGTCAGACACGCCATCTTTTGCCATGGTCACCAGGGCTTTATTCAGGCCCACCATCGCCTGCTCAACTTCTACCCCTGCCTTGTCAAAGAATCCCATCAAAGCGGCAGAGTCATAGAAGTCAAAGCCCATCTGTTTGAGTGCTGGGGAGAATTTGACCAGGTTCTGCTCAAGCCGGTCTATGCTTATGCCGGTGGATTGCGCCACCTTGAAAACATAGTCTAAAGCGTCTCCATAGTTCTCCGTCGGAACCTGGAACGCCTGGAAGGCTTGGCTGGTTTCTTCGATGATTTTGCCTAAGTCTCCCTCGGTAATCCGGGCGAGGTTCAAGGTCTGGACAGACAGATCTTGTAGCGCCTGTCCTGATATCCCCAACCTGGTGTTATAGTCAGCTATGGCGGTGGATACTTCATCGAAGCTGGACGGGACCTGCGTTGCAACCTTGCGGAAGTCGTCGTTAAGTTCTTCAAGCGCTTTACCTGTCGCGCCCGTGCCGATTCGTATGTTGTCAAAGGCATCATCGAAGGTCTTTCCTACCGCAACCATGCCGGCTCCGGCGGCTGCCAAGGGCACCGTGACATATTTGGTCATGTTCGCGCCGACGGATTGCATCTTTTCGCCGGCAGCTTGCATCTTATCGCCAAAAGATTTTGATGCGGCGGCAGTGTCTTTGAGCTGCTTTTCAAACCCGTCCAGTTCTTGTTCGGCTTTGACTACCTCGCGCTGGAAGGCCCGGTATTGTTCCTCGCTTATTTCGCCCTTGGCAAACTGTTCGTTGACCTGTTGCTGGGCAGTCTTGAGCCTATCTAGCTTTTCCTTGCTGTTTTGTACAGCCTCGGCAAGGAGTTTCTGCTTCTGGGCCAAGAGTTCGGTGTTACCAGGATCCATCTTGAGCAGGCGTTCGACCTGCCTGAGTTCAGATTGGAGGTCTTTGGACTTTTTGTTTACATCGGCTAATGCTTTATTGAGGGGCTGAACATCCGCCCCCAAAGTAATCGTTATACCCTTGATTTTTGCCATGTCCTCACCACCTGTCAAAGTCGGCCTGTGTGGCCTGTCTTACTTCAGTTCCTTCATCGTTGCCGGTATATATTTGAATGTATTTAAGTAAATCTCGGACTCGAAATAGGTTCATTTCGTCGAAGGTTAGTCCGGCCTTCTTGCCTATCGCCAGCAGTTCTAAGTCCATTCTGTCTGGCTCGGTGTCAGACGGTTCTCCGTTATCGTTTGTCTCCACGAAAAAAGCCGTCTGCTGCTTCCTCGATCACCGCAGTCATCATGTCGGCATCGGCAAAGTCAAAGGAGTCCATGCCCGATAACCAGGCTTCAAAGCTGGGGAATCCTTCCGGCTTGTCAGCTTTGTTCATTGCCCAAATCAGTTGTAGCATCTTGATAGAGTCAAACTGGCTAGGATCGTTGGACATCTCCTGCATAGAGATAAGATCGCCAATCAGATCAGTCTTAAATTCCTGGCGATAGTAGAGTAGGGCCAGGGGCGTTGCCCTGACCCTTATGGTCTTTTCGCCTATCGTAATTTCGCGCATGCTTTAATCCCCCACTGTCAAGATTACGGTGACTGCATTCCCCTGGGCAAATTCAATCAGTATAGTGTGGTCGCCATTGACCAAAGTGTCGATGTAGGCATTGGCCAGAGTAACATCTACTCCAGTGATGGAGAGATGAGCAAATCCAACCGGTACACCGTCCATGTAAACGCTCTTGACTGCGTTAGTAAGACTGGTTGACGTCACATCGACTGTCACATCGTCAACTCCCGCCTTGCTGAAATCAGCAGGATTGTCCGCTGTGTTGGTCACTGCGTCCTCCAGGTAGACTGCGCTGAAGAATGTGTTGTAGCCGGTGTTGCCCTGCAGGACCTTTGCCCTCACGTTGCTGGTGTCGGCTGCCGGTCTGGCCTCGACTTCCAGCGTCTCAGACTTCGGTTCCTTGGTGTTGGATCTGGTAGTGCCCTCAATATTAGGCCGGTTTGCCAGCACATTATATAGGACGTGACGAGTCTTTTTGGCGTCCCCATCAAACTCGAACATAAGCGCGAACCGTTTCACGGTAGCGTTGGCGTTCTCAATGATCGCGCCGTGGCCAT